AAATACTTGAACGACCCAACTATGCGTGGAGGTCTTCCTTCTGTTGCAGGTTCAGGTAAAGTAAGCGGTTTGTTGGTTCCTGCGGGTTCTACTACTGTGTATGACCAAATCCTTGGTAAGAACGCTAAGCGTCCTTTCCTACACGTGCGTTACCGTGCTTCAGAAACTGAAGACAGACGTTACAAAACTTGGATTACAGGTTCTGCAGGTGGTGCTGAAACTTCTGACCTTGACGCAATGGAGGTTAACTTCTTGTCTGAAAGAGCAGTATGTACTTTAGGTGCTAACAACTTCTTCTTGTTCCAAAACTAAGAGGAAAACAAAATCGGGGGGGTGTCTTCAAAGACACTCTCCCTTTTTTTCTTAATAAATCTAATTCTAATTATATCTAAAAATGAAAAACAAAGTAAACGTAGCAACCGACAAGGTCTACAAACTCGTAAAAGATTCGGCTCCATTGTCTTATATGCTGCCGACACGACACACTGCACAATTCCCTTTATTGTATTTTGATGAAGAAGCCGGGGTAAACCGTGCCCTTCGTTATGCACGAAACCAAAAATCACCTTTCGAGGATGAGCAAGATGGTAACGTAGTATTGGAACCAATCATCTTTGAAGATGGGTTCCTTAGTGTTCCAAGAACAAATCCTGTACTCCAACAATTCCTTTTCTACCATCCATCTAATGGTATGGCATTTCAAGAGGTTAACGAGGAGCGTGATGCAACTGCTGAAGTCGACAGACTTAACGCTGAGGTTGATGCGTTACTTGCAGCCCGTGACTTGAAAGTAGAACAAGTTGAAATGATTTCACGAGTACTATTTAATAGAGACGTTACTAAGGTTTCGACATCTGAATTGCGTAGAGACATTTTAGTTTATGCTAAGAATCGTCCCGAGGAATTCCTTGATATCGTTAACGACCCTACACTAAAATTGCAAGCAACAGTTTCCTTGCTATTTGAGAAAGGATTTTTAGCCTTTAGAAAAAACCAAAAAGAAGTTTGGTTTAATACAAATACGAACAAGACTAAGATGCTAAATGTCCCTTATGGGGAGGACCCAATGCTTATTGTTTCCTCGTTCCTACAGTCAGACGAAGGCATAGAAAACTATAAGATACTTGAGAAACTCTTGTAATTCTAAGACCCCTTCAAAAAGAAGGGGTTCTTTTTTTTTATTATCTTTGTAAAAAGGTTTACAGATGATTAACTCAGTTAGAAACACGGTTCTGTCTGTACTGAATAAAAATAATTACGGATATATTTCGCCTTCTGATTTCAATTTATTTGCAAAACAGGCACAGTTAGATTTATTTGAGACTTATTTCTATCAGTACAATTATCAGATAAATAAAGAAAATGCCCGCCAATCAGGTACGGGCTATGCCGATATTAGGAAGGCAATGGAGGAGTTGATTGAAATATTCTCTGTTTACAATCCACTATCAAGAACTACTACACCTCCAACGGTGTCAAACATATACAGTCTTCCATCACCTACAACTACAGGTGATGATTACTATTTATTGAATAAAGTATTAGTGTTCCCTGAGATAGTTACAAGCGGAACAACCACAGGGACTCAGGGTAGCGGTTTAAATATTATAGATTCTAACGCTACATTTATTACTGATGGTGTTTCGGCAGGAGATGTTGTTGGATTTGTTAGTAGTGGAATCACTCAATACGTAACTGTTATTAGCGTAAACAGTGAGACAAGTATTACGACTACACAGAGTGTTGTTTTTACAAACCCTTGGAATTTAAGCGGAATTGATTATGTAATCTACGATTCAAAACAAGAAGAGGCTGAGAAGGTATCTCATAGTAAAATAACTATGTTAAACAACTCGCTTTTAACTAAACCGAATTTAACCTTCCCTGCTTATACGCAAGAAGGTAATACGTTGTTTGCTTACCCTAATACCATTACCAATGTAGGGCAGGTATCATCTCAGTACATCAGGTATCCCAAAGACCCTAAGTGGACGTTTATCACTTTGGTTAGTGGAGAACCTGCATTTGACCAATCACAACCTGATTATCAGGATTTTGAATTGCCACTTGATTGTGAATCTGATTTGATTAATAAGATACTTCAGTACGCAGGTATGTCTATACGTGAGGTTGCTGCGGTTCAGTTTGGACAGGGTCTTGAACAAATGGATAACCAACAACAACAATAATAGGCAATGGCATATATATCTCAATATCAGTATTACGAAAATGGAGGGAATCCCCCTCAAGACGCTAATTGGGGTTCGTACCAATATGTATCTCTATACGACATCGTTAACAATTTTATGTTAATGTATGCGGGAAATCATAATCTAATCAATAACGAAGAAAGGTTTAAGGTTTTGTTTCACGCAAAACGTGCTATTCAAGAACTAAACTATGATGCGTTTAAAGAGATTAAAGTTTTAGAACTTAGTGTGGATGACCAACTAAGATATATCCTTCCCTCAGACTACGTCAATTGGGTTCGTATATCTATACAAAGAGATGGCATACTATACCCTTTAAGTGAAAACATTCAAACCAATTGGTCTTCTGCTTATCTTCAAGATAATACAGGGCAGATTTTGTTTGACCAAGACGGAAACGCTTTGTCTCCTCAGTACTCTGAATTAGACTACAGAAGAATATTTTCTATACAACCAACCATCTATCTAAACTCCCTATCTCCTTTCAACGGAAGTATGGGGTATAATGATGATGGGAATTGGTATTTCACAAGAGGTGTAGGGGCGAGGTTTGGTTTAAATACCGAAACCGCAAACGCAAATCCTACGTTTAAGATTAATCCAAAGGGCGGAGTAATTAATTTTAGTTCAGGAATCCAAAATGAATTAGTGGTTCTTGAATATGTGTCGGACGGTATGGAAAACGGCAATGACAGTTACGTAACTGTCAACAAACTATTTGAAGACTATGTTTACGCAGCCATTGAATTTGCTATTTTAAACTCTAAGTTCGGAGTACAAGAGTACGTTGTTAATCGAGCAAGAAAGAGAAAATCCGCTTTGCTTAGGAACGCAAAGATTAGGATTAGTAATATTCATCCGGGAAGATTATTGATGAATCTAAGAGGACAAAACAAGTGGCTCAAGTAATATGGCAAACCTGACAAGAAATTTTATCGCAGGGAGAATGAACAAAACCGTTGATGAACGGATTGTTCCCAATGGTGAGTACATTGATGCTCTTAACATTCGTATGGGTTCCACAGAGAACTCTGAGGTTGGTGTTATTGAAAACGCAAAAGGAAACATTCCTTTAACCACTCTATCTTACAATGGTGTTCCTTTAAGTAGCAATGCCAAATGTATTGGAGCGTTTGAAGACGGCTCAGAGGAAACTATTTATTGGTTTGTACACGATGATAACTACCCAACTTCTCCTACAGGAAAGATAGATTTAGTGGTTTCGTATGACGACAACTCTAATACGACTACATACCATTTGATTAGCATCAGAGAAGGTGCTACCGCAAATACCACCCTGAATTTTGATTACGAGTATTTAATCACGGGGGTGAATAAAAAAGAAGATTTATTGTTTTGGACTGACAATTACAATCAGCCAAGATTTATTAATGTAACAAGAAACTATCCTAATCCTGTGGCAAACGCTGACGGTTTTAGTGCTGAGTCCATTCTTGTTATTAAGCAGCCTCCTTTGGCTGCTCCTGAAGTAACGCCAACCCCTACCTCTTCTCAAGATAATTTTTTAGAGGAAAGATTTATTTGCTTTGCTTACAGATATAGATACGCTGATGGTGAATACTCTGCAACTTCTCAATGGAGTAAACCTGCTTTCTTGCCAAACACTTTTAGATACGATTTTTCAACGGCACTAAATAGTGGTATGATAGGGTCTGCAAATATGGCAGTCGTATCTTATAACTCAGGCGGACCTCTTGTAAAGTCTGTAGAGTTGTTGTTCAAGGAAATGGAATTCCCAACTATTAGGATTATTGAAAAAATCAATAAGTCTAATCAAGGTCTTGCAGACAATACCAATTACACATATGAATTTCAGAATAGCCAAATCTTTACGATTCTTGCAGACACTGAGATTTTAAGATTATACGATAACGTACCACGACTTGCTAAAGCCCAAACAATGATGGGCAATAGACTTATGTTTGGCAACTATGTGGATGGATACAATATGGAAGACTTGGCAGGAAGCCCTGTTAGGTTAGAATATAGTATTGCTGCACAGTCAATTGATGTGGGTGCTACCGATTTAGAAAGTAGACTTGATAGTGGAACATACTCTTTTGGTGGAAGCAATACAATCGCACAGGCGGTAAGTTATGTTGACTTTACAGATGTAGACTTAGTTGCAGGTGCATTACTAACTATGGATATTAGGTATTCTTATACCGCCTATAGTGGAGACACACCATACCCTACAGACGAACAAGTTGCAACCACTATTTCGTTTACATATGTTCTTCAGCAGCCATTTAACAGTGTTTATGAATTGTCAATTGACACTGATTTCTTAGAAAAAATTGGTACTGCACTTCCTGCGGGAACTATTGAGACTGTGGCAAACGCTTGTAGCGGGACAACATTCACGGATGTGTTTAACTGTTCTGTTGAACAAACTCTTGAGGCTCCGGGAAGTATTACCCTTTACAAATATGAGAGTGGTATCTCTGCAGCAGGTCAGCCTATCAATGTTATTTCATCTCCGGCATCAAATGAAATAGGTTTTCAGTTCCCAACGATGAGGTATGTAGACGACCCTACGTTTGTAACTATTACGCAAAACGTATACGCCTACTATAAGATTGAAGCCAATGACGTAACATACGCAGAGATTGGAAACCCTACAAGTTTGCATAGCAATCGTGGATATGAAGTTGGAATCGTATATATGGATGAATTCAACAGAGCATCAACTTCTTTAGTTAGTCCATTTAACTCGCTACATATCCCTTGTGGTGATTCCCAATTACAGAATAAGATTCAGGTAACTATACCAACAGGACAACGTGCACCTTATTGGGCAAAGAAATATAAGTTCTGTATTAAAGCAGATAAAGACACATACGAAACTGTATACTCAAGTTTCTTTTTTAGAGACCCAACATCGGGGGCTGATTTCTTTTTGTTAGATGGTCAAAACTCGCAAAAGGTAGAGGTTGGTGATGAGTTAATCGTTAAGGCTGACACATCAGGACCGAGCAGTAATTGTGTGTATACAACAGTATTAGAAAAGGAAGCACAAACTGCGGGGTTCTTAGACCCTGCTCCTGTCGATGATGCGGGAAATGATATTGCAGTTCCTCAAGGAGTTTATATGAAACTCAGAGCGAACAACTTCAGTACAACAACTGACATTGGTGATGGTCTTCCACAAACTTGGACAGAAGGAGAAAAGAAAAACAACTCCAAAAGTTCTTCAAGTAACTGTGCTCCTATTAATTATCAAGTAAACGTTGAAGACCCTGTAAATCCGGGGACATATGTTGACCTTCCTATTCCTGCAGGTAGTCGTATTTTAATTAAATATGAGAGTTATAGAATAGGTCGTTCTTGTAATTTAGAAAAGAGACTGTATAGATATGAGAATAACTTTACGGCATCTCAAGACTACCCAAGTTTTTATGAGTGGTGGATTGGAGATAATGTTCAAGGAACTCTTAATGCTTCTTTTGTTCAAAGAGAATCTGAGTGTGGTCAAGGAGAACCCGAGGCTACTTTTTATCCGGGGATTGCAACCTCGGCTACATTGCCGTGTACTCTTGGTGTTGAAATTCAATTTGTTCAAGGCTCTGCTACGGCAAAACAATATTTAAGATACGGTGGTATAAAAGGCTACTCAGGAAGAAGAGCAAGAACTAATAATAAATTAGAGGTTGTTATTCAGCGTAGCAATAGTCTTGTTGTATTCGAGACAAAACCGCTTGATGCTGCTCCTAATTTATGGTATGAGTCTTCTGAGGTTTATGATATCAACGCACAAGGGGAGCACCAAGGTAACGTTCAAAACCAAGTTACTGCGTCTAACACTCCTGCAATTATTCTTACCGACTTTTACAACTGTTATTCATTTGGTAATGGTGTAGAAAGTTATAAGGTTCAGGATGCTATTGACGGAAAGAAACTGCAACTTGGCAACAGAGCATTTATCACTACTACTACAGAGTACAGAGAAAGCAGAAGGTTTGCTGATATTACTTACAGTGGTGTATACAACGAAGAGTCAAACATCAATAAACTTAACGAGTTCAATCTTGGGCTTTTGAACTTTAAATCTTGTGAGCAGTCTTTTGGACCAATCCAAAGATTAGTGTCAAGACAACGAGATATTCTGACCCTACAGGAGGATAGAATTTCTTACGTTCTAACGGACGTAAATCTTTTATCTGATGCTGCGGGTGGTCAAGGGGTTGTTGTGTCAATACCGAAGGTCTTAGGAACTCAGGTGGCTCGTGCTGAAGAGTTTGGTATCTCAAACAATCCTGAAAGTTTTGTTCAATGGGGTCCCGATAAATACTTTACTGACGCTAAGCGTGGTGCGGTCATTCAATTAAAAGGACAGGAAGCGGAAAACTTAACTGCCATTTCTCAGCAAGGTATGAGAACTTGGTTTAGGGATTTGTTTAACACCTCGTTTAATACCCAAAAAATTGGAGGGTACGACCCATATATGAATGAGTATGTACTCACAAGTAACGATACCCTTTTGCCCGCACCCGTTGTGTGTGATGAGTGTGGCATTACTACGTCTATTCAGGTTGGAGTAAAAAGTGGCTACACTAATTGCTACGAACTTGGAGATTTGGTTGGGGATGTCCAAGTAGATTTTATAGTTACGGCAGTAACGGGAACGTTTACTGTTTCCGCTACTTATAACGGTAACACCACAGTGGTTGGACCAACGAGCACAAGTGGTTCTCTTACGTTTGCTAAAAACGTTGTTAATATTGATACGGCAGTTATAGAGATTAATACCACAGGTTCTGTTTCATTAGACCTGACTGTAAATTGTCCTGCTGCAGAATCAATCACAATATTCTTAGTGACGGTAACAAGTGCTAACGAGGCAGGTTTGTTTACCACTAACCAATACAGATGGAATGATGGGGCTTTCTTGTCTCCTCTTCACACTCAAGGAATAGAGTTTCAATCAGGCGGAGGTGTCAATCCTATTGTGTCTCAATATCAATCTATAACAGGTCTTCAGGGAGGTGGTGTAATACCATCTAACAATGCGACTGTTACGATATTCAACAACACTATTGTTCCTGATGATTTTGTATTTGAAATTGGAAGTGACGAGTTTAGATATTTAAGAACCAATACTCTTTATCAAAACAACACCGTAGATATTCAGGGGTTGTTGGCTGCGTCAACTATGGCTACACCAATTAACCCACCTGTAAACGGAAACACTGCTTTTTACGCACAGTTTCCTATGCCTTCCACAGGTCAATACTTGTATTTAGTTTGGGATTACAGAAACAGTACGCCTATTGATTTGTGTTACGATACAGAGTCTCCAACAATTGCTTGTTGTGATTGCGGAGGCGAAGGAGGGGGCGGTGTTCCAACCCCATCCACGTATGTTATTCGTGACTGCGGTACAGGGTTTGATTACGTGGCTGATATTGGGTCTTACTCCTTTAATGTTGGGGATGTGATTCATTATAAGGTAGGAATCAATGGAGGTTATGGTGTTACGCTTTGTGCTACCATTCAATCTGCAGGTCAAGCAACTGCTAACGCAAGTATTCAGGATGCAGGTACATATAACTGTAATAATGAGGAAGACTGCTTCCAATGTTACGAGTATCAAGTATCAACGTATAGTCCTTCCGGTATAGGATATAGTTATATTGATTGCGATGGTCTTCAAGCCGGAGGTGCTATTGGCGGAGCAAGTGGATATGACTCGGATACATTCTGTGCTAAACGAGGAAGTGTAAATGCATCAGGATTAACCTTAATCGAATATGGACCTTGTACACTATAAATAAAATATAATAAAATGCCACAAACATATTACATAGACGGGTCAACACTACTCAACTCTACGGCAGTTTACACTGACGCAGGGTTGACTACCTGTGCACCTGACGGATTTTACTCTGACGGAATAAATTCAAGAGAATTGGTAGGGTGTATATTACTTCCTGCTCAGGCTTGCGGTAGTTGTGCCACCCCTTGCGGGCAGCCTATTGCAGCAAGTGGAGGTCAAGGAATCTATAAGGTTGATTTAGATGCGGGGAACTCTATTGGTGCTATGATTGTAAAGTATAATCCTCAAAGTATCCCTGATGGTATTAGGATTCTTTATAATGGTGGGGTTTATAATCAATTGAGTTCACCTGTTGATGGATACCACGCAAGTACAGACCCTAACGGATACACATATATTGGAGCAACTACTTCTGATTGTGGAATATCAGGAAGCACATATCCTGCACTTGCGGAATATGTATATGATGGTAGTGCATTTGTTAATTCAGGAAATACAGTATCTGTTTTTGTCGCTGCGGGTGATGTCTCTTTGGGGGCAGCACCGGGGTGGTGTGTTATGGTTATACCTAAAATAAGTGCGACTCCAAGTTTAATTCAAGTTGAAGCGGTTGGTCCTTGTAATGGTACTGCTTGGGATTTAGATATCGCTTGTCCTGTAGCACTAACAGGTTACAGTTCAACAACCCGACAACCTGCTTGTACTGAAGCGTGTGGACTCCCTCTGACAGAAACATATTACAATGCTCCTGTTACAGGAACTTCAGGCTCACCTGCTTTGTATGATTGGGTATTTAGTGATGCTAACGGTCAGTTTATTTTAACTGATGGCTACTATCTCTTTACGGGTGGAAATTGTATGACTGTTCAGAATGGAATTATAGTAGCAATAAACGGTTGTACATAAACATTGTGTCTTTGAAGACACTAATAAAAAAATAATATGCCAAACTATACATTAACATATGACGAAGGAGTTCAGGGCTTTCCGTCCTTTTACTCTTACTATCCCGATTTTATGATTGGGATGAACAACTACTTCTATACATTCAACGGAGGTAACCTTTACCGTCATAATGTAAACGAGAGTAGAAACAACTTCTATGGTGTACAGTATACATCCAAAGTTCAGAGTGTATTTAACGACTTGCCATTAGAGAACAAGTTATTTAAAACGTTGAACTTAGAAGGAGACCACTCTTGGGAGGCGTATATGCGTACAGATATTCAAAACTCGGGATACATTGATGATGCTTGGTTTGAAAAGAAGGAGGGGTCTTGGTTTGCTTTTGTAAGGAACTTAGGCAACGTTCCTGCGGGAACAGGAGAATATGCTTTGCGTTCATTAAATGGTATTGGTAGAAGTTCTGTTGTTACAATTGGGGCGGGTATAGCCACTATTGATTTTCCATTAACTGTAAACGTAGGTCACATATTAAGCGTTGGAGATATGTTCTACTTTGCGTTACCTCCCGCATATAGCAGTCCGCAACTTGCAGGACAGGTTACGCAAGTGAACATTAATCTAAGAGCAGGAGTTAATCAGGTCGTAATAAACACGGTGGGTTCTACCTTTATACCTGCTATTGTTCCTCCTCCTTTAACAATTCCAATTCCTATACAGGACGCTTACTTTTTGTATATTAAGAACGCTATTTCTGAGTCTCACGGAGTGCTTGGTCACTACTGTGTTTTTGATATTGAAAACGGCAATACTTCTAAAACCGAACTGTTTGCAGTTGAGTCAGAAGTAATGAAATCATTCCCATAAAAATATTATCTTTGTATAATGTATGAGTATATTAAGTTTATTTAAGAAAAAGCAAAAGTCTGCTGAACATTTTCTCGAGTTAATTGACGTTAACCGAGGACTTCTATGGGAGGCAATTGCTGATTTTAAAGAAAACTTGCAAGCCATTAACGAGACCGTGACTCATCATACTGATGAGATGCAAGAAGTGTTCCCTGTAACACACCACCTAAAAGATGGTTTATATACACGGGAATTGCTTATGCCAAAGGATTCATTGGTGGTAAGTTTTATACACTTGACAAATCATCCTTCTTTTTTTATGAAGGGAGAGATGTCCATACTGATGGATAACGGAGAGATAAAAAGAATCAAAGCACCTATGGTAATACAAACGGAAGTTGGAACACAAAGAGTTGCATATATGCACGAGGATTGTGTTTGGGCTTGCGTCTATAGGACTGATAAGAAAACAGTAAAAGAGGCAGAGAAAGATATTTATACAGAAAACTATATGGATTTGCCTGAACACATTATTTTAAATAAACAATTACTATGTCAGGATTAATAGTAGGTATTGCAGGTCTCACCCTTTCGGCAGGGACCACGGCTGCTTCCTTTATACAGGCGGGCAAATCAAAGAGAAAGCAACAGGAGTACGAGGCTGAAGCAGATAAGGCTATGGCTGAGGCACGTAGACAATTGCAGGTTAATTATGCCAAGCAGATGTCCATTAAAAAAGAACCGTATGCTCAAGAGCGTTTGGGGATGCTTAGTCAGGGTCAGCAGGTTGTTAATGCAGCCTCTGAAAGTGATAGAGGCGCAGCATCTGCAGCAGGTCAGGTCTTAATGGGTCAACAAGCAGGTCAGGCAGACATTACAAATCGCCAAGTTACTGACCTTCAGAATATCGAGAACGCAATCTTAGAAGAAGAGTCTCGTTTGAGAGATATCAATGTCGACTTGGATATGCAAGAGGTTGAAGGACAAATGGCAGCAGCAGCAGATATGAGAGCACAGGCTGCACAACAGACAAAAGAAGGAATTCAAGGAATTGCAAACACTGCTCAG